TGATGGAGTATCACCAGACGTAAATCCAACTATAGAAGAAAATGTTATACCCGGATATTCATACGCATTTTCTGGAAGCCCCTGTATATACAAGTAACCAGCAGCAGCAACACTTATCGCACTTATTGAAACCCTAAACTGAGCAACCACCACGTTGCCTATTTTTGTATAGTGACCTATTTGAGCAGTGTAGGTAAACGACCCGGCAGTACCACTGGCTGCGAATACCGGAGTCCATGTTCCGGTTTCGTACCATCCAGAAAAAGTTGCGCCA